ATGACAGACCGCACAAAAAATACAAATCCGGAAATATCGGCCGAGATAGCCGGTATCGGTTATCTCTCTCCAAGGGGAGAAGAGCTGAAGGAGGTAGCTCGGATGGAACTTGGTTTTGTCCGGGAACATATTCAAAATTACACAGAGAATGAACGGATATTTATTCTTGATGTGCTTTCTCGAGATATAGCAGGAGTTTTATTAGATGGTGACATATAAAGACATACCCACTGAATACGACCGTATTTCAGAATTGAACCGAAGATTGCGTGCTAAGCACAAATTCTTCATAAAAAAGAAAAACCATGACAAGAAAAAAAGATAGTGTAAAACTGAATAGATTGCACCTGGTTAAACGCCGTAGGATGCAAAAATATCATGCTCGTAAGATTATCCGGGCGTTTGCCCCTTACGCAGCGGAAGACGATATATGGATGAAAATCACCCGACTTTTCCTAAACAATGGACTGCATGGGCGAGTCAGGTTGGAGATAGTTACTAAGAAATAGTCCTTTTGCAGCAACTTTCTAATTTTTTCCTTTGCAAAAAATAACCAGAATATGAGCCAATATATAACCAAAGATAACACTGACAGAATAAAAAGAGCTGCCGAGGGGCATGTCTTGGAAGTCATTAGAGACTTCCAGGACATGGAAGAGCAAAAAGGGTACGATTACCGGGGTAAATGCCCAGTATGTGGTAAGAATACGTTCAATTACAATTCAAAAAAGGAACTATATGGGTGCTTTAATAAGTGCAACGTCGGCGGCCATGACGCCCTCACCTACTTAATGAAGGTTCAGAACATGGCGTTCAACGATGCGCTATTGTATCTGGCTAAACGATTTGGGGTGGATATTACCTCTTCTCCTGTTCCTGCGAAACCAAAGATAACAAAACCCAAACAAGGTTCTAAAGAGCTTAAGGGGATGGACGCTTCTTCTTATTGTGTTGCTATGCTTCAGGGTTCAGGACTTACCATGGACGATGTGGTAACACATGTCTTTGATTCCACTACTAACCGAACGGTGACATTATCCCATACCTTCAGCAAAGGTACGGTCAATTCCAAAGGTGACATCGACTTGAATGGCGATGATGTAATTATCAAGTATTATGACCTCGAGGGGAAACCTGTTACTTATGAACAGAAAGACGCAAAGGGCAAACCGACCGGCAAAATGCGCGAATACTTCCGTGTTCGCTGGCAGTACCCGGAGGAACACCTGGATAAAGAAGGCAAACCCTTCAAGTACCGTTCACCTTATGGGGGCGGTACTCCGATATACATTCCGGACAAAATCCGTCAGCTTTATAACAAAGGTGAACACCTGCAGCGACTCTTCATCCAGGAAGGTGAGAAGAAAGCAGAAAAAGCCTGTAAGCATGGCATGTATTCGCTGGCTATATCCGGCATACAGAACATTGCCTGCGGTGGCCGTCTTCCTGAAGACCTGATTCGAATCATCGAAAAGTGTCATGTCCAGGAAGTGTTTTTCATCATGGATTCCGATTGGAATGACCTTTCGGCCAACATACGTATCAATGACCAGGTAGAGAAGCGTCCGCGTAATTTCTACTATGCAGCGCGTAACTTCCGTGACTATATGGGTTCTCTCCGGAACAGAGAACTCTACGTGGAAATCTATGTCGGCCATGTGCAGAAAAACGAGCAAAACGAAAAGGGCATTGATGACCTGCTGGCTGGTTCCCTTCAGGGTAAGGAGCAGGAGTTGATGGCCGACTTCGACCAGCTGATTAATGAAAAGAACCTGACCGGTAAGTATCTTCAGCTTTTTCGTATTTCGGCATACACTGACCATAAGCTGTCTACGTTATGGGGCCTTGATTCGGTTAAGCATTTTGCCGAAATGCACAAGGATGTGTTGTCACGTCTTCCGGAGTTCCGCTATGGTTCACACCGCTGGCGTATCAATGAATCCGGGCAGCTTGAGTCTGCCCAGGCGATTGAATCAGACGAAATGTTTTGGGAAGCGGTGGAGAAGTCCCGCCGGAGCGGTGATACTTACACGGAATATGAGTTCCGCTATGTACCCAGCCGTCGGTTCCTGCAGAACCGTGGCTTTGGCCGCTTCCGGAGACTGGATGGTTCTTTCCAGTTCATCCGGCTGGAGCAGCCATTTGTACGTGTAATCGAGGCTTCAGAAGCCCGCGACTTCCTTTTTGAGTTTGCGGAAAACAACTGTTCTGAAGCTATCAACGAAATGCTGTCTAAGGGTGTGACACAGTATGTAGGGCCGGATAAATTATCCCTGCTACACTTCATTTATCCTGACTTCCTTCATCCGGTAGGTACCGAACAGATATTCTATTTTCAGAAAAACTGTTGGCGTGTGACGCAGCATGAAGTGAAGGAGCTTGGATACGAGTCAATCACCCATCATGTATGGGCAGAACAGCGACGTGATTTCCCGGCAAAATACCTTGGCCGCCCACTGATCACCTTCACCGGGCATGATGACACGCTGGACTATACCTTGTCTCCGGAAGGGAAGACCTGTCATTTTTTACAGTTCCTGATCAATACCAGCAACTTCACTTGGCGTAAAAGAGAAATGGAGATTGAACCGGAGGAATTACTTGAGAACAGAAAACATCTGCTTGCCAAACTCTGTGCGATTGGTTATATGGCAATGGAGTACAAGGATGTATCCGTTAACCGCGCGGTCATTGGCATGGACGGCAAGCAATCAGAGGTGGGAGAGTCAAATGGCCGTTCCGGTAAATCGCTTATCGGTGTGCTGATGAAACATATTCTTCCTTCAGCTTACGTGAACGGGAAGCGGAAAGACTTGCTGGAGGACCAGTTCGTATGGAACGATGTGGTGGAGAATACCAAACTGGTATTCATTGATGACGTGCTGATGAACTTTAACTTTGAACGTCTATTCCCAAATCTTACAGGAGATTGGACAGTCAATTATAAGGGCGGCCGCCGTATTACATTTCCATACGAGACTTCTCCAAAGATATACATTGCCACTAATCATGCCATCCGGGGTGAAGGTGCTTCTTTCACAGATCGTCAATGGCTGTTGGGGTTCAGTGATTTTTACAACGACACCCATAAGCCGATAGATGACTTCGGATGCAATTTCTTTACGGAATGGGATTTTGAACAGTGGAATCTGTGCTGGAATCTGGTAGCTAATTGCGTGCAGCTCTACCTTCAGTTTGGAGTCGTACAGGCACCGCAGGAGCGTTTGATTGAGAGAAGGTTACGTCAGGAAATCACTGAGGTATTCATTTCCTGGGCAGATGAATACTTCAGTGCAGATTCTCACTTGAATGTACAGCTTGTTCGTAAGACACTGTATGATGAATACTGCAATTATGATCCGAACATGCGCAGGTTCTCAAATTCTCCTACTGAGTTCAAAAAGAGATTGCTGAAGTATTGCCAGTTCCGCGGCTACATCTTCAATCCCCAGAAGCTGGACCCGGTGACCGGGAAGCCTTGCAAGTTTGACTCCCGTTCCGGTAAACCTATTCTGGACGATAAAACAGGCGGTGTGGAATATTTTACCATTGGTACACCTGAGTACTATACATCTCCTGAATATGCGCGACAAAAGGCTGTGAATAATAGTGATAGCAGAATTTCTTACTGATGAACAATGATTTATCAAAATATAGATTGAATGATGACTCCGAACTGGACGTATACCGTAAAGATATGGTAAGATTCGTTCAGTTCCAGGAAGAAGTATATAATATGCTTGACGGACTGGCACCGGGCGATACTATTAACGTCTGTGAAGTGGTTGTTCCAGAAAGTATTGATGTGTTCATAAAGGTAGTCTGCCAATACATTTACTATCATCAGCACGATGACATAAGTATGGATAAAATTGAATTTTCGGCAGATTACCGGAAAATATACAGAAGGCCAGGTTACGTAAAACCTGTTCATTTAAGCAGACATTTCTACTCAAAGTAGGTATGCGATACCCCAATTTATTACTCTATAAAGGTACGATTTTTTCAGCTAACTACCAAATAAATAGCAAATTATATGAGCAAAAAAAACAACAAAATAATGACCTGCATCAGTCCGGATAATAACCAGCGTACGAACATGGTTTGCGAGCTGGCCATGCGCTGCAGGTTGGCTACCATCAGGAGCGATGCCAGAAAGATTCTGAAGCATTCCGTATATGACATCGAACTCTCGGAGGCCTATTATGTGCTGGTAGATGACTTTAATTTCCGTGAAAGCCCATCCACAACCCAGCGTTTATACGAGCTGGCCGCGCGGGGCATTGCGGTGATAGTTGGGTGTCGAAAGCTCCCACGCGAATTCGAATTCTTATGCGATACATATTACCCTGAGCATTTGATGTAAACAACAGTCGAAGCATTTATCGAAACCATAGTCGAAGCATTTTTCTGGCGTACTGTACGCACTCCGTGCGTGCGGTGCGCCATTTGTTTTCCCCTGTCCGGCTTTTCCCCTCTCACCCCTTTTTTAGATAGATTAAGAATTGGTGTGCATTTGTGCGAAAAAGCGGAATCCGGCATATAATAATATTCTTTTTTTTATTTTTTTTAAGGCTGTAAATATACCCTTATTTATTTTAGAAAAAAAATCGTGCAATCGTGCAGAATGAATTTTTATTCATTTAATTAATTGATATTCAAAATGTTTTGTCTGCACTCTTTTTGCACGATTCCGCACTTTCCGTACTTTCTCACGAAAAATGCACGAAAGTACCAGCGCACTCGATTTTGTACGGGTTTTGTACGAAAATAGTACGGTTTTTATATGTTGATAATCAAATAGATATGATTTTTTAAGGCTGTTTGTGCACTCAAGCACGAATTTTAGACCTATCTATGGGAAAGGTGGGTTGATATGTATAGATTTATGCGAGATATTTACCGCATTATGGTTATCTTTGCGTAAAGCATATATAATTATGGACAGACCTTTCGTTACTATTGATTTAGCACCGCACCTTCAGGACTTTTTATACCACGAGCTGAAGCAGAACCGACATACGGGTGAACTGATGGCGGATGGTTCGCATGAGATAGGCCGCATGATCCAGGCAATGGTTACCATTACCGACAGACCGAGAAAGCAAGAGCTGGGGGAGAATCCTTTCCGGATAATTCTCCCTGTGCAGGAATGGAACCATGCCATATTTAGTGAGAATTTTATTTACATTCCAGAATGGAAGCAGAAGCAGCTGCGATTATTCATCGAAGCTCAGTTCAGGCTTCGTATCAAGGAATACTTCTTTGTAGGCTATTCGAAGGGATATAAGCAGGATAAGATTATACAGGCTTTTCTTCATAGCTATAATATCAAGAGAAATGCAATTAATTACGATACAGTCAAAAAATATGACTATCGTAATCGTCGTCGTATAACTACTGAGATTGCCAATGAACTTCAATTAAGCCTTTTCCCTTAATATTATTTCACACATTAATCTTTAATTGATTTTGCAGGTTCACGTGCAAAACTACTTAAACTTTAAGCAATTATGCAAAATAGAGAAAGTAAACGGGCTGCAATTTGCGGCGTGTCTTTTATCGCATTGTCTGAATCCACGGTGACTAATGTTCCAGGTGTATCACAGATTAAGGTATCGGGCATTTGGGACAAAATGAAATTTTCATCTGCTGAATTTAGCGAGCAGTTATCTTCTGATGGTACAAATTACGAGGTTAATCTCACAATTTCGTTTTCTGACTCTTCTCAAGAGAATCAGAGAGAAATAATGGCATGGATAGGAATCTATCTTTTAGTTCGGTTGGATTATACTGACGGCAATTCGAGGGTAGTTGGTACCGACCAGTTCCCGGTGGTGCTAAGCCTGTCAGGTGACGGTTCTCCCCATGCTTTACGATTGACATATAAGGGGCAGCAGCCGGAATCGAGCAAGTTTTTATAGTCCTTTTATGCGTGGTATAGTGCATCTAATTTTGCAGCAACGAAAAAACTATAATTACACTATGCATTTATCACACCTGTATTCTGCCATTATGCGCTCCCAATGGGCTATAGCCTTGCGTGACGTGGAGTCATCGCACCAAATTCTGGAGCAGATTATTACTGGTTCCTTCGACAAGTCCGCAGAGGGAACGCTGGCAGATAGTAAACCTATCGAAGGTCAGGCTTACTCCAAGGAGATGAGCCGGACATCTTCTTTTGCCGGAGACCTTCCGGCTGATACCGTAGCAATTATTCCCGTACACGGTACCATGCTGAAGTATGGCACGTATTGCGCGTATGGTACTACCGAGATAGCCGATATGATATATGAAGCTGCCTCCAACCCGAATATATCTGGAATTATATTGGATATGGATTCCGGCGGTGGTTGTGTGGATGCCATCGCTCCATTGACCGCGGCGATTGAATTTGCGCGTAAAAATGGGAAGGCTACAATCGCATATTGCGATATGTGCGCTTCTGCCAACTATTACACGGCCATTTTCTGTGACGAGATTATCGCATCGAATACCATTTCTTCCGAGTTCGGCTCCATCGGTGTAATGATGTCATTTCCCGATTATGCCAAGTATTACGAGAAAGAGGGTGTCAAGATACACACCATTTATTCCGATTTGTCCAATTATAAGAACGCGCCCTTTGAAGCAGCCAAAGAAGGTAAATATGAACTTATCAAACGCGAAGAGCTGAATCCGCTGGCACAACGATTCCAGGATTCAGTGGTAGCACGCCGTGGGGAGAAATTAGACAAGTCAGTAGAGGGTATCATTTCCGGACGTATGTTCTATGCAGAGGACGCACTGAAATACGGCCTGATTGATTCTATCGGTGATAAACAGTATGCAATTAACAGGGCGCGTGAAATCGCAAGAGACAACGCGGTTTCTGCCTATTTACAAACAAAAAACATAAAATAAAATGCGAAACAGAAATTTATTGTTGACGGTTACTGCCGTCATGTCGTTTCTGGGCATCTCTTCTTTTGCCAAGGATGCCGATGGCCATTCCATTCTTTCTGCCGGTGATCAGCAGAAACTTACTGAAAAATGGGGAAAGCAATTTACGGATGCTTTCGTCAAGGATTTGGCTGAACTGGAGGAGAAAGAAGGGGTATCTGCCGAGGAATCGGTTAAAGGTGTAGCTGCTGAATATGAAGCCCAGTCAAAAAAGGATGCGGCTACCATTGCTCAGCTTCAGGACGAAATTAAAAAACTGAAGGCTGAAAATGAAAAATTGGGTAAGTTACCAGGTGAAGGTGGTGTAGAGGTCACAAACGGAACAGATGGTAAGATGAAAAAGGAATTTAAACCAGACATGAGCCTGCTTCACAACAAGGCTTACGTAGCTGCGGCAACTGGTGATGTATGGACGGGTGACACGACTGTGGACACGTCAGAGTTGAAAACTGAGTTCGGAAAGTATGTTTCATCTGACAAGATGTCAATTTTTAAGAAACTGGTTGGTCCGATATCTTGTACCAATTATATGTCTACCATAATCACCGACAAGTTTGAGGTACGTGCTTCACAGTCTGCCATTGAATCGGTTCTTCAGACATTTACTCCGAAGTTTACCCCTAAAGGTAAGACTAAATTTACTCCTTTGACCATCAAACAGTTCCCGATGAAGATTAACGTAGAGATTTATCCGTCTGACATCATTAACGATGTATTGGGATATCTCTATGACGAGTCATTGGAACCGAAAGATATGCCAATTGTGCGTTACATCGTAGAGCAGTTGATTAAGCCGAAACTGGACGATGACCGCGAAATAGCTTTGTGTAAGGGACGTTACAAAGAACCTTCCGCTTCAGGCAGTACATATACTCCGAATAATGCGGATGAAACCTGTGATGGATTCCTGACACAGCTCTGTGACTTGAAAAAGGCTTCTGACACTGATATCACCTGGTTGCTGAAAGATACAGCAGCTCTTGGTGAAGGGGAGGAACTGTTGAGCCAGATAGATAAGGCAGTAGATGAAGTGAGTCCTTTGTATAAGAACAAGACGATGTTCATCCATGCCGACCCAGAACTGATTGTGAAATACGGAAGAGCCTATCGTGCAAAATACCCGACAACAAAAAATGAGGATGGTGAGAAAGTCAAAGTGGATTTCTCCCGCTTTACGTTTGGTGCAATCGAGGGGATGCGTGGTACCGGTGCATTCTTCATCACACCAAAAGAAAACTTCAAACATGTCATGTCACGCAATCCTCAGGCTGTAGGTTTGCGTATGACTACTGATGACTATGCAGCTAAGGTACTGGGAGAGTGGCGAGAAGGTACCGGATTCTGGATAAAGGAAGCTATTTTTGCGTATTTGCCTACTGCATTGGTGGATGAACTGGCACCTGCAGAACTGGGTGTATAATTATAGGAGGTATGAATATGGCAGAAACTTTAGTTTCAGTTAAAAAAACAAGCTCTTCGGCCGGTAGACCGAAGGGCAAGAAGCATTATGTGATTCTCTTCCGTTGGGAAGATGTAAAAACCTTTGAGAAAGATACTGATGGTATTACGGTGACTGCTTTTGCCTTTGCCGAAGGCAAAAAACCGATTGCTGTCTATGGCACATCCAGTACCATTAAATCATGGGATACTCTGACTGGTTCTGCAGACGCTAAGGGATACCTGCATCATACAGCGTGGGAGTCACCAGGAGACACTAAAGAAATGGCGGTTTGCCGCAATACCCTTGTAAATGAAGACTTGGGTTCTATCGTGATTAATTGCGGTACTGAAGATGCGAAAATCGCTGGTACTCCTTGTACTCCTTTGGGATTTGGTTCTGATGAAGGCCAGGACGATAAGGAGGCGTGCAAAAATACGATTGAACTGGCATCCGAGATACCTACAACTCCTATAGGACGTATTCCCCTGAATCTGATTCCTCAGACAGGAGACCCGGATATTGATGGTTATTTAGGTTTAACAGCGGCAGCTGCCGCTTCATTAGAAGAAGGTGTATGACAAAGAAAAAAGATAATTTAGAGCAGGCTGCTACAGTAGAGCAGCCTGCTGAAAATCTGGGTGCAGTAGATACAGCATCCGAAAATAATTCTGAAGGAACAGACGCTATATTACAAGCTCAAACTGATTCTAATTCGGTGAATACTTCACCTGAAGGTGCTACAGGCGATTTGAATGCGCAGGATGTAAATCCTTTTTATACTGTCGTGATTCCCTTTTTCAAGGCGAAACACCGGGAAGAAGAGGTTGTGAAGGTGATTGAATCTTGTGCTCAATACCTGCTTGAAAATATTCGCTTTGTCACCATTGGTGACCAGGTAGAATATACTAAGGATATGTTTATCGAGCATATTGAATACAATGGTGCTGAAGGAAGCCAGTCGGATATTCTCGAGATATTGAAGCTGGCCATAGTATCTGAGTCTGTGTCTGAAAAATTTATCCTGATTGAACCTGGTTCCTATCTGATAGATAATGTAGGCTTGTGTCATATCGCCATATTTAAGCATTTTGGTATGCTCAATCCAAATCGTTATACCGGAGCCGAAGCGGTTATGATGAAAAATACTGCTGCTTTGCTGAGTGATACGCTACGGCTTGCAGCGTATGATTACAATACGCATTGCCCGGTATTGCTGGAGAAGGAAAAGCTGACAGAGATGTTTGAAGAATGTCCGGAAATCCTTTCTGGAAAGTATCACTTACTCACTGTATATGGTTGTGCGTATGCGGTACACCCCATTCGTCTGGACTTCCATACAGATGGATGGATTCTTCCGGTCGTCTCACAGAAGCCTGACTCAAAGATGGTCGAACGGCTTATTGCAGACAAATGTTTCCTTTACCTGAAGCATTTTCAGGAGAATGTGAAATTTTTGAACCCATTCCTGGATACTAAGAAATGAAACAAACAATTCTCACCTGGTTGCGTGCAGGTGCGAACGCCGAAGAGGGTGTGCAGCTTCTTATCGAGGCGGGCGCACCCTCTTTGACTTTACGCCTGATTAAGTCCAATCCGGTGGCTAATCGCCGCCTGATGATTGACTGGTTGTGTAAAAAATATGGGATTGATGAAGATTATACCTATGTGGCATCTTCTCAGGTTGTGCTGTTTTCTGAACGTAAACCTAAATCGTTCCGTGATGAATTCCCTTTCCTTTCCGAACCGGATTGTCCGGCTGAACTCGAAGCGCTGGCATCGCGAAAATTCACCAAATATCACGCCTATGTGAATTTGCATAAGCAGCTTCGCGAATGTACGTCTACCGAACAGTGCGCTAAGGTGGCTCGGGAACTGATTAACTCCTATCTCGAGAACCGGATGATATGGGAAGAATTGAATTACTACCAGCAGCATCATTCCATCCTGGGCAAACATCCGATATTTACTGCATTCCACCGCCGGAGAGAATTATTGACGTTGAATGTGAAGCAGCTCATGGTGCGTCAGAAAAGATTACGTAACAACATCTGGCGGGTTCAGGACGAGATGGCCAAACGGGATAAGCCACACCTCGAGCTGGAGCGGAGGGCACGGCTGCAAGCCTACCAGTCCGAGCTGGCAGAGATAAACCGGTTACTGGGCGATGAATAGGTACTTCAATCTGGACGAATTGTTTGCCGAGGTGAGACGGTCGCGCATGTACTCCCAGCGGTTCGAGAATATTCTGTGTTTCAAGCTGAATAATCTACGGGAACTGTGCGGTCGCCTTCCGGGAACCAATGAAGCCTTCTTCATTGAAACCCGTAAGAGCTTCACTGCCTTTACCTTCATTGTGTACCTGATTCGCCATGCCGGCTACGTGCGACACATCTATGTGGCCACTTATTCCACCAACGAGCGAATTATCAATGCACTGTTGCGATACAAGGATAAAGGGTTGATTGGTACCGTGCATCTTCATGTGTCAGAGACACTCAAGTTCCGTATGCCGCTGATTTTTGCAAGACTCAAGCAGCTGCATAACGAGGGTATCATTACGCTAACCTATGGATGGTCACACAAGAAAGTGACTTGCCTGGACACGGATACCGGATGCTATGTGGTGGAAGGTTCCGGAAACTATGGAGAAAATGCTCTCGAGGAACAGTATGTATTTTTAAAATCGAAGAAAGTCTATGAATTCAGAATCGGTAATAAAATGGACAGATAAGAATCGTCCGGAATGGTTCTCCCGTATCCCCATTGAGGAATACGAGAAACTGGCTGGGATAGGTTACACACCCCAGCAGATTGCCATGTACTACAACATAGAGGTAAACGAATTTATGTTCTATTATAGCCTTCTTATGTCACCCCTGAAGTATCATTATGACCGTGGCCTGCTCCTTCAGACGGCCAAAGAAGGCATTTCCATGGCGGATGCGCCAGCCACAGGTGAGAATGTGACACAGGCCCAGCGGTTAGACAAGATGCGCCGTGCAATCGAGTTTAAAAATAATGTTTCAAAAGTTTTTTTTGATGATTTAGATGTTTGAGAAATCTTATTACGAGCAGCTGCAGGACTACATTGAGTCCGGTTGCAAATATCAGTTGTCCGAAGAAGAGCAGGACTACTATAATGCGCTTTTTGCCGTAGTCGGCATTACGCGCAAATACGGAAAGGATCGTGCCATCTCCATGCTCATGCACGAACCTTTCAGCTGTTCCCGTCCCCGTGCAAGAGAAATGTACTACGAGGCCGTGAATCTGTTTTACCTGGATGATACCATTGAGCCTGCTGCACATCGTAATATGATTTACGACAACCTGATGAAAGCTGCCCAGACGGTACTTCTTTCGTCTTCAGGGGCGAAGGATATGGAGATATACGGCAATTTGCTGACTCAGGCTTGGAAGGTTAAACAACTTGATAAACCGGATAAGGTAAAACGGCAGGAAATCAAGGAGAAAGATATAAAAGTCTATACTCTTGATTCAACTCAGATTGGCGTGCCTTCCATCGACCGGACGGAACTTGCCGCACAGATTGATAAGATTCCTGACCTTACAGAAAAAGACCGTACACGCATTAAACGTGATGCGATGGTAATAGATATTAACTTTGAGGAGATTCTCGATGACACGCAAGAAAAAACTGAAAATTTCAGAGGATAGCGTGGAAACACGCTTCGCCAACTGGACAGCCCAGCTGCTGGCCATCATGATGCCCTGGTCACTCTATTGGGTGGCCGGTCGTGCATCTGCCAAGACAGTGCAGGTTTTGGCAGAACGGGTTCAGGAAGCAGCCCAGGACTGCCCGGGCGCTCCGTTCGCATGGGTGGCTGATACCTACTCTGACCTGCATAAGAACGTGATTCCATCGTTAATTGACGGGCTCCAGCTGCTGGGGTGGGAGTTGGGCACGCATTACGTGATAAACGAAGCTCCTCCGGAAGAATGGCGGTTGCGAATGTATAATGTCTGTACCGACTGGCGTAATACCATGGTTTTTTACACAGGCTTTAATTTTACCTTCATCTCTTTGGATCGTCTGGCCATTGGTGCCGGACGTTCCTACGTGGGCGTGTTTGGGGACGAAGTAAAGTATTTCCCTGAAGAAAAATTCACGAACCTCCTGAAGGCCGTACGTGGATTCTATGTGCGTTACGGGCAGTCTGTGTGGTACCGTTCCAGAACACTGACTACCGATATGCCGAATCCTAACCATCTGGGGGAATACGATTGGATTCTGAAACTTTCTGCACAAAATAAAAAAGAACAGATTATGCTCATGCTGCGTGCCGGACTTGTATATAACGAATGTAAGAAGACCTATGTGTCGCACCTGCAGGAGTATCGGGAACTGGTCGAACGGCAACGTACTGAGCGGACATTACAGAATCAGGTAGATAAAGCTGCCAGGGCTGTCGAACTGGCCCGTCGTAATATGAAACGTTGGGAAGAGCGATGGATTAAGACTCGCCGCCGTGTGTCGTTCTTTTTCATTTCTTCTTCTTATGTCAATGCGGATATATTGGGCTTGGACTGGTTTTCTGATGAATTGGCTGAAGGACTGGAGGGTTTGTCTTGTAATATCCTTTCCATTATCCCGAAGATAGAAGCCAGCATGTTGTTCTACCCGAATCTGTCCATCCGGCATTTCTATGCGGACGGGTACCTGAATAAGATTATAGACCAGAAGCCGCTGGGTTGGCAGGAAGACTGTACGGTATTGCGTTACCATAATAACAATATGCCTCTCGAGGCAGGGATGGATGCAGGTAATATGTTGTCTCTGGTGGTAGGGCAGCAGCTGGGGCGTGAGTACCGCGTGCTGAAGGAGTTCTTCACGCTTCCTCCGGATACCGTGCGTGAGCTGGGGGCACAGTTCGTCCGGTATTTTGCACCACGGCGCACCAAGGTGCTGAAGCTGTACTACGACCGTGCGATGAACAACTACAAGGGAGTGAAGGCGGATATGGCCACACAGATAAAGAATGCCATTGAATATGATGCAGAAGGTAGAAGGACCGGATGGCGTGTACAATTAATGTCTGTAGGACAAGGGAATATCGGTTCGAATCTGGAGTACCGGTTTATGTCTGACCTGCTGTCCGGGAACCTGGCTGGTAAGCTCTTCTCTCTGTTGATAGACCAGTATAACTGTCCTAACCTGAAGTCTGAGATGGAAGTAACCAAGACCAGGTTGGTAGATGATGGTGGTAGCCAGATGGTGGTAAAACAAAAGACTGGTGATAAGTTGCCGCGTGAGCGTCTGCCCAAAGAATCTACCAACCTGACGGATGCACTCAAGTACCTGCTCATGCGTAAGGAGTTCTTGCGTATATGGCAATCTAAGGTGACATCGTATGCCCCATAATGTTATAGACCGTTCGCTAAGGATGGTTGGATGCACTGCCGTACTACGGTGGTGCATTTTTTTTTGTGCCGTTTTGCAGGGGGTGGGATTCCGCTTGCGTCACATTTCCCGAGATGAAAATTAGTTGCAATCGCAACCGCGGGGCGGCGCGCGTCGGGCATAAACGTAACAAAAACCAAGGGTTTTTGATTCCTGCCACGGATTGAAACCTCTGTTTCAGTCCGTTAGATTTGCTGGGACAAGTTTTCACGCTAAAAACTCGCCCCGATTATCTGATAATTCGCCCCATTTACATCGGTTCACGCCCGAAAAATCCCCATTCCATCGGCAACCGCAGGCTATTTGATGATGGAATGGGGATTTTTCGGGTTAAGAGGTAGAAAGACACTCGGTAGTCTTTCTGAGGTTGCGAAGGCGTTCACGCAGCGGCCCACCCGCCCCGTTGCTCTCCCTACTGGCGGTATAGCTAAAGCTATGTATTGCTTGACTGCTCTTCTTTGTCTGCTCTTCGCCAATAATTCGGTATCACTTCCGCTACGGTTTATGCCTTTTGTACCTGCAAAGGTAAATGTTCTGCTTCGTATGCCAAGTTCAAGCTCTGTTCCTGAAAAAATCTCCACCCTTTCAGGGTAGTATTCAAGGCTGTGCTTTTCCGGAAAACTTGTCTTTATACGCTTCAGAACACCTTTTGAGCAGGTGTAAAAGGCGAAAACAAACCGCAGCGAAAGCGAACGGAATAAAAAAAAGCTCAGAGCAGGAAGAGCAGAAAGAAAAGGCTCAACACCCGAGCTCGGCACCAGAATAAATTTAAAACCTACCGATATGAAACCATTTACCGAATCCATGCTAAACCAGTGCAGAAAGTACATGTTCAACTTCTTTGACTACCTGCCCACAAAATATCAGGCCAGCGCAAGAGACTGGCAGGTGAGAAAGTTTGTGTGGGCATTCAAAGACGGTAAATGTGCCGTTTCAGCTGCCCAGCTTGTCGCAAAGAAAATCCGTGAGCAGTTTGGGGCGTCAGCGAGTGACATGGTGTTTGTCTGTATCCCAGCCAGCAGCCAGCGGAAAAATGAAATCCGATACAGAGAGTTTTCGGAAGAAGTGGCCCGACTATCGGGAGCAGTAAACGGATACAGCCATATCACGGTAGAGGGTGAACGGCTGGCAATCCACGAGAGCAAATCAGGGAAGCACGTAAACGACGTGCAGGTAATCAACTTCGACAAGGAGTTTTTCAAAGATAAAAAAGTGCTTGTCTTCGATGACGTGATAACCCGTGGTTACTCCTACGCTCGTTTTGCCTGCCACCTTGAAAGTTTTGGCGCATCCGTTATCGGTGGAATGTTTTTAGCGAAAACCTTATTTGTCTAACAATTTAATAAACAACATTATGAAAGATTTATTCGAAATTTGCGGAGAATGCCGCCACTTGAGCGACGCAGAAGTAGTTTATCAGCTCACCAACAACAAGGAAACAAGCAATCAGGTGAACGCCATGTTAGCGAACGGCAGCAATGTGTCAATAGAAGACATTTGCAACCTGCTGACACCGGCACGCAGAGATATGGCACTGGCAGTCATTGAACTATACAAAAGAATCAAAGAACGGAAGAACAACTACAAGCGTATAACTTCCAGCGCCGACGTTTACGAAGTGATGCTTCCCTACATGGCAGACCTGAAAGTAGAGGAATGTTGGGTTATCTTCCTGAATCAGGCATCCCGAATCATCCGCAAACAGCGTATCTCAGTCGGAGGGCTGGCGTCTACTCAGGTAGATGTAAGAGTGATTTTACATGAGGCGCTTTCTTGTAATGCCACTACCATGATACTCTGCCACAATCACCCGTCAGGTAATTTCCGCCCCAGTCAGGACGACGACCGCCTGACACATGCCTTACTGGAAGCGGGACGAATTATGAATATCAGGCTTCTTGACCACGTGATAGTAACGGATGGAAGTTATTACAGCTACGGGGACGAAGGCAGGCTGTAGGGGCTGCAAATGGCCGTAGCAGCGTTTAGGGAGGTGGGCAGCGTCGCGGCCGCCCGCCGCCCGATTTGCCTTCGCACTATGTTTGTCGGCAAATCGGGCGGCGGGGAATAAGGTATTTCGTTTTTTACGCCTGAAAACGGCGATTTTTATACGCAAAAGCGAATCGTTTATCTTTATAGTTCTTGTTAAATGATATTAATATGAGTATCATTTATGGTTGCTTCCTTTGTAAATGATACTCAAATGAGTATCTTTGTAGTGTTGATCAAGCGAACATTGAAATGAAGTACAACGAATTGGAACGGCTGATTAAAAAAGCCGGGTGCTTTGACACTGGAGAACAACAGAACGGACACCCAGTCTGGGAAAGTCCGAAAACGGGGAAGCGATTCCGAATGAGTAACCATGGAAAACAGGAAGTCGCAACCGGAACATTAAAAGCAATTATGAAAGCGGCAGGACTGAAATAAGTCCTGCCATTAAAAAATACACGATTATGAAAAAGGTATCTGCTATTATTGAAATGGCTTCTGACGGTAACTACAGCATCTATATGGATGCGGATGATATGGACTATTTGGTTACTGCTACAGGCGCAACGTCTAAAGAAGCTATTGAGGATTTCAAAAAAGGGTATGAGGATATTAAATCATCATACGAACGTGATGGAAAGCCTTTTGAAGAAGTTGAGTTTGAATTTAAGTATGACATGGCTTCTTTCCTCTCTTATTACACACAGGCTTTTTCTCTTGCTGGATTATCTCGGATTACAGGAATCAACAAGAGTCAGTTAAGCCATTATGCGACAGGACATCGCAAGCCATCGCGTACTACTATTGATAAAATACAAAAATCTGTACATGAGTTTGCGAATGAATTAAGTCAAGTACATTTCGCTTGATTAACACTTACCGAAATATCGGCACAGTTGCATAAGTCCGTGGCTTATTTTTGTAGTATAGGTCTATATTTTCTTGTTTAATGCTTAAATGTTTATAAGAAGCATTACCTTTGCACTCATGAGTAAGCAATCAGCATTTGACTATAAGATTCTGGCAAGTTACCTTCTTCCCAAAGGCATACTTGAGTTCTTCGACGTTACAGCCGTTAACGAAGACCACACTGGCATTATTGAAGAGACTGGTAATGAGCGCGTCCTTCTTCACATCTATCTTGACGAAAAAGATGCACGGGAAGAAGAGTGGCACGACCTTAAGCCCAATGGTTTCACGGAAAGCCGTCAGGTTAACGACTTTCCTATCCGTGATCACAAGGTCGTTCTTCATGTCAGACGTCGCAGATGGTTAACGGCAGAAGGCAGAAACATAATCCTTGACAGGTACTCGTTGCTTGCTGATAACACCGGCTACTCTAAGGAGTTTGCTGATGTCTTAAAAAAAATATTTGGATACCTACCCGATAACGGCCCGCTCGCTGGGGCTATACTTTAAGGTAGATGGCAATAACCTGGAGCGTGCTTACAAGGATCATCTGAGCGGTTTCCGTAATTGGGAACAAGCCAGTCATGCAGAGGACTGGGTGCTGCATCCTAAGAACATAGGCAAACGGCTGGGCATTGACGAGACCATGCTTCACAAGGACCTGATGACATTCTTGACCAACAAAGAAGGGCATGGCAAACGTCACACCTTAATAGCAGCTGTAAAAGGCACCAAGGCCTCAGACATTATCAATGTTCTTATGCAGATACCGCAGGAACAGCGAGAGCAGGTCGAGGAAGTTACCATGGACTTCTCTGACAGCATGTTTGCTGTCGTCACAGAAGCCTTTCCTAATGCAGCCATAGTCATTGACTGCTTCCATATCGTCAAGCGTTGTATCGAAGCAGTGGAGGAACTCCGCCTCAAAGCTAAACGAGAAGCACAGAAAGCACAAAACAAGGAGAAGGCCATGTTCAAAAAGAAACTTGAACAGCTGGTAAAGAGCCGTAAATACTACCGCAAGAAACATCCAAAGAAATACAAAGGCAAGAAGCGGGGACGCAAGCCACAGAGGTTGAACAAACGCTTCAGGCCAACCATGCTTGCCAATGGCGAAACTGTCATAGAACTACTGACAAGAAGCAAGTATCTGCTGAGTGTGAGTGGTGAAAAATGGACTGACAGGCAGAAAACACGTGCAAAGATACTTTTCAGGATGTTCCCAAAGATAAAGGAAGCATATACTTTGATTTGTAGCCTAAGAAGCGTGTTTAGCAACAAGTCTATCGACCGGGGTACTGCGAAGGTTAAACTGCATGAGTGGTATCAGAAGGTTTCAGCTTGTACGTTGCGTGAAGTAAAGGCTGCAAGGGATGCCATCAAGTACAAGGAAGAAGAAGTACTAAATTACTTCATAAACAGATCAACCAATGCTCATGCTGAATCTCTTAACTCTAAGTTGAAAGGCTTTAGAGCACAACTACGCGGTGTGCAGGATTTACCTTTCTTTATGTTCAGAGCGTCCATAATCTTTGGATAACATGATTATATTGCCACGGACTTATGCAACTGTGCCGAAATATCTTGACTAATGGGCGGAACTTTTCAACAAGTTCCGCTTTTTTTATATCGTATGAATTTCTTTATCAATCACAAAATAGGATACGCTAAAGGTTTATTCACAAATAAATATTTTCGTCACGAAAGTTTTTTACCTTTGCCGTGCATAATAAATATTTATTTCTATGAAAAGAGTTTTATTTTTAATTATGGCTTTTGTTAGCCTGAACGTGATGGCTCAAGAGCCTTACAAAGTTTTCTGTGAATTAGTAGGTAGCGCAAAGTTCATGAGTACCAAAATCATTGTGACCGTAGATTTTGGCCAGAAAACAAAATTCTGGACTGGCAGCGCGAAGCAATATCTGGTTGATGACGAGGGAGAGAAGCTGGAATTTAACTCCATGGTAGACGCGATGAATTACATGGGGAAGAGGAACTGGGAGTTTGAACAGGCTTATGTCGTTACAACCAGCAATCAGAATGTTTATCACTGGCTGCTGTCAAAAGAAGTTACTTCTGATGAGCAAATCAAAGAAGGCTTCATGACTAAGGAAGAGTTCGATAAAAAGAACGCGCAGTAATCTAATTACCTTGACACGTACGTGCGGAGACCTCGTCACATTCGTGTCAAGACCTCGACGCGTACGTGCGGAGACCTCGACACGTACGTGTCGACCCTTTTTCGCCTTTATATTTTTATTTGAACGTACTTATTTTCGTAATGAAGGCTTTATGCCTTCCTAGATTATAACTTTAAAACTTATATCATGGATTTCTTCCTTATTATTCTTTTATTTGTTTTTGCTTTTCTTATAGCCCGGGCTGTAGATCAAAAAAACAAATCTCATAACAAGCAAGGTTATACCTCTAATCATAGCTATGACGTATATAATAAAACAGATAAAACTATTCCCGTTTCTGATGAGCGGAAAAAGAATGGCGTTATATCTGTGGTCGGCGGTTTTTATCGTTCGTGGGAAGCAAAAAAATGTATCAGAAATTTATATGCTTGTGAAACTGTTTTTCTAAGAGAAGAACCAGACAATCCTTATGACCCTAATGCGATAATGGTGTTGTCTAAAAGAGGCTTACATATAGGATATATCTCTAAGTATAATATTCAGACAGTTAAAGACAGAATGTTGGAAGGCCCTGTAAAAGGGTCTGTCTTTGAGACAATGGATAGTAGATATGAGTATATGATAACATTGCTACACATGGATGATGATGAAGAATATAATCATGCTATATATCTTTTCAATGAGAGAAAAAGGATTGAAGAAGATAGCAAAAAAATAGATAGGCTTAGGAATAAATTAGACTTTTATAATATCATAAGGGTTGCAGTTGATGACTTGGTTCCTCAGAAAAAGTATGCAAGTATCCATAAGATGTTGAAGCCTATATTCGAAGCTGGCGTTCAAGATGACACTTGTTACGAACTAATGATATGTTGCTGTCATTATATGGCTGACTATGACTCAGAACTCCAATATATAGATAAATATATCGAGTCAGGAAAGGTTAAGGATAAGGGATTTATCAATAGACGTAAATATCAGGTATTGCGTTTGTTAGGCCACCTTGTGAGCAATGACCAGATAGAAAATGAAAAAGCTGGCGTTGAAACCACTATTTTAGAATTGGACTTTTTTAATCGGATTGTATCATTACTAAGTGATGTGGTTGACCCAAACCGCATAGACTTTAGAGACTCGAAGGGCTTGTTTGCGGTAAATTTGGATAGCAATATACGCCGTCCTATTTGCAAACTGTATCTTAATGATCCGGATAAAATGTTTATCGGTCTCATTAATGATGATGGTGGCATCTTGAAAACTCCAATAACAAGAATAGAAGAACTGGATGATATAAAGGATGAATTGCTCTCACCCATACGACAATTCTTATAAAACAAAATAATCGGGCATGCTTCATTGCTACCCGATTATTGTTATTTATCGTTTGTCTTTTATCGCTTGTTTCATAAGCTGTTGACAACGTCGAAGTGGTGATATGGGAGTATAACCCATTATTTTAGCTATCCACCCATTTTGGCTAGTCTTAGTAATAAATTTTTTATTTTTTTTCATCTTTAAAAAACGATGGTCTGGACGCCTTTTCGTCTTTATTTAATTTCAACCATCTATTATAATTATAAATCTGACTTGAAAAAAACAACCTTTATCGATGTTTTTTTTCAAAAAAACTCTATATTTGCAATGCATTCCATTTGATACAGGCGCGCGAAGGCTCGCCAATAAACATTGCTGCGGGCATTTTTTATGTCCATAGCTTTGGCTATATACCTATAGGGTTCCGACCCCCGTGTGGAGCGTTAATGCGCCCACTGCCTGTATCAGGTGGAATGCAACGGGAAAGCGGAACCTTTCTTGTTCCCTTTCCCGTATTTTAATCAACATATTGTTTCATTTTAAATGCATTCCAAAATGAAAAATCAAATCGTTCTGCCTGCAAATCAGGTAAAAGAAAGCCGTATCTCGTTATGGCTGAACCGTGAAAACGTATTGTTCTCTTCTATCATGGAAGAGAAAGTTTCTAACCGTCAGGCTGTGCTTATTTCCCAGGCACTGGCTTCCTTCAGTATCCTAACCTGCTCCGTATTCACCCATTGGCTGGTAGCCGTGCTCTTCCTATGCTGGTTCATTGTGTCGTTATACCTTTGCAAGAAAGGAGGTTTGAAATGAAACCTTGTATTGTGCCGGATGCAGCAGTAGATGTGATTCAGAACTGGACAGAACAGGATGGAGCCGCTTGTGCTGTCAGAGAACTTGATAAGGTAATAGATTATTTCATGAAATCACTCAATGCGGATGCAGAAGAAATACTGACTCACTTACGTACGGTTTATTTCGTTCGGAATGAGATTGCAGCTTTTATCCCTGAAGCCGAATCGAAAGGAGGTGAGTCATGAAACTGGTATATCGTATAGATACAGATGCTTGCCTGAATTCTGTGCTCGCTCTTGTCCATGAGATTTGCGCCGAAATGGGCCTTGTTCCGGAGCAGATACAAATGAATGACGGCCGTTCGATAACCTTTGACCTTCAGGACTGGAAACGTTTGAATCGTGGAGATATAACAGAAGATGAATATATTACAAGACACGTTGTCACTCAATAAATTGTTGTATCTTTGCATTGGCTTAGAATTCGAACATTTTTTGCAATTTTTTTTTAGCCTCGCTTCGGCGGGGCTTTTTTTGTGTCCTTTTCTCTGTTGTTGTCTGAAGCTAATTTTGTTCCAAAACAGATAGTAACTATGAATAGTTCAGACGATATTAAATTACTCTTTATCCAGGAAGAACTTTCCAAATTTGGAGAGGAACTGTGCGATGCACTGTCAGATGCCATCTATAAACAGAAGCTGATAGACTCCGGTTCTCTCCTTGATTCGCTGAATTATTCTTCATTCATGGAAGGGAAGAACCCGGGGCAGCGTGTATCTTTCTTCTCTTACGGTCGTTGTGTCGATATGTCCGGATACAAGAAGAATAAGACCAAAGTAAATACCAATCGTGAAGTGTGGGGAATCCGTGAGAATTCCAAGAAAAAGAACCGTTGGTACGCCCGTAACATGTATGGGGGCCTGAATCGGCTGATAGGACGTGTCATGTACGGACTATCTGAAGAAGAGATTGCAAGACTTAAAGGAATATTGGAAAATCGTATAAAAAATGAATAAGAAAATCGGTAATATCAATTTTGTGGAGACAGCGGTCGGCACCTATGCCATCCGCATGGATTCCTTTCGTGATTCTCTGACACACCTGTTCGGATCAGCTGTGTCAGACTGGGAGTGTAGCCCTACGACAGTGGCCGGTGTCCGTATCGTGCCCTGGGGGGCAGATAACGACTTGCCTTCATCTGTCCGTAACCTGCTCGAGAAAAACAACCTGGCACCAGGTATTCTTTCTCGAAAAGTTGGTTTGTTATACGGTCAGGGGCCGATGTTGTATCGTGTGGGTATCGAGAATAACGAACGCGTCCAGATGTGGACTACCGACCCGGAAGTGCAGTCATGGCTCGAGAGCTGGGATTATCGCCGTTTCATCCGTGAATCATTTACCGAATACAACCACCTGAATGGGGTATTCGTCAAGTATGTGTCCGCACGATCCGTCCGTGTAGGACGTCCGTGGATACACAGCCTTGAATGTTTGCCGTCTAAAGACTGCCGTCTGTGCTGGCCGGAGAATGATGAGAGATACCTGAATTCTGTCACACATATCCTGAACGGGGATTTTGATTTTTACGGAAGTCAGAAATATGTCAAATATCCGGTATTTGACAGACAACGGCCAGCAAAGCACGAAGTGGCCGTTAAATACCATTGTTTGCGGAGCTTTGGCCGAAACATGTACGCTATATCCTCATTCTTCGGTTCAATGCCCTGGATGCATGATGCCAATTCGCTTCCGGAGATAATTGAGTACCTGAATAAAAATATGATTGCGGCAGCATACATAGTACATGTGCCTGATGCGTTTTGGACCAAAAAGGCGGATAAATACCGTGCGATGCATCCGGAGGCAACTGATGAACAGTTATATCTTCAGATGGAGAACTTAAAAGACCAGTTGTCGCGTGAGCTGGCCGATGTGATGGCCGGGAAAAACAATGTCGGTAAATTCTTCATGACGACTGATTACGTAGACCCTTCCGATGGGAATGTGCACCAGTTCCAGATAGAACCCATTGAGATGAACATCGACAAGTACATTGAGGCACTGACCAAAATTTCCCGTATTGCCGACTCGAGCACGACCAGTGGGCTGGGGTTGAACCCTTCGCTGGCCAACATCATCATCGACGGGAAGGGTGATTCCGGCTCCCAAATGCTCTATGCCCTCAAACTGTTCTACGGTGCGGATACGCAGATACCTGAAGACGTATGCCTGGAAGCAATTAATGATGCCATTCATATCAATTTCCCGGATAAAAAGGATTTGTTTTTAGGTATCTACCGCAAAGTGATTAACAAAGAAGATAATGTAACGGCCTCCAGTCGGGCCACAAACCAGGTATGACGATGAAACAGGATATAGAATTCCCTGAATGCTGGGAAGAGGTACAGCCAGCTGAATTCGCTTACCTCCTGAAGCTGCGTATGCTTCTGATATTGACACCTAAGGCTATTTCATTGACTGATGTCAAACGCTTGTGGTCTCGTTACGTCCTTCGCCATCGGGGCCTGAAATCGAAACGGAAGGATTATTATCTGTTGGTGAACAGGTTGGCCAAGACATTGGACTGGCAGTGGAGGGTAGACGAAGAGACCAATACCATTGCCCTTACTTATGATTCAACGGTTAATCTGATTCCTTCCTGGTCCTGGTTCTGGGGCCCTGCATCGCATGGGGCAGATTTGACTTTCGGTGAATTTCGTTTTGCCGTAATCATGATGAACGAATACACTCGTACACATGATGTGGCTTATCTTAATTCATTGTGTGCGATTTTATATCGGCGCAAAAAAGACGGTAAACGTGTACCGTTTTCTTCGTCGAAATTGGGAAAGGCTGCAAAGGATATTGTTGGGATGCCTGACTACTTAAAATGGGGGGTGTATTGCTGGATGGCCAGCTTTTGCGAATTCCTGTTCAATGGTACGTTTATCCTGGATGGCTGTGAAGTCTGTTTTGCTTCCATCTTTACTTCGTCTGGGAAGGATAACACGCCGGAACAGTCGCTCGGTATGAACTCAATACTGTTCTCTGTAGCGGAATCGGGTGTATTCGGCGGTATTGAAGAGGTCGACAATACCCAGTTGTTACGGGTATTGCTCAAGTTATTGGATGATAAACAAAAAGCAGATGCTATTTTAAAATCAGCTAAAAACCATGATATTCAATCTTAATAACCAGGGCGCAGCTGAATTGCGCCGGATGACCGGCAACTATTATGCCGGTAACGATTTTTCGGCCATAGAAATGGACATCGAGGATGCTACGGATGAATTAATCCAGGTGATTGGCCGGGCTGTATACGACAAGGCCGAAAATGCTTATCTGAAAGGTGATGGTAACGACCAGGTGCGTTTGGTTCAACTGGTGCAGCGGCCTATTGCATTATTGGCCACACTGCATTACTTCCAGCGTAACGATGTCAGTCATGAAGACAGTGGCCGCAAGGTGAAGCTGTCTTCCGACGGTACCGACAAAATCCCCTGGGAGTGGCAGCTGGACCGTGATGACAGTATCCACCTGCAGACGTATTACAGTGCGGTGGAGCGATTGATTCGCTGGCTGAATGAATCAAAGGATGCAGATTGGCAGAAGTCTGATGCGTATCGTAATGCGGCTGGCCTGCTGATTCGTTCCGGACGTGAGTTTGATACTTATTTCCCTATATCACAGTCCGAGCGGATGTATATTCTTTTGCTTCCCTTCCTTCGTGAGGTACAGATTGACACCGTGGCGCCTTCCTATGGTGAAGGGTTTGATAAACTTTTGGATGCCACGTCTGATGTAAGGTATGCGGCATCCAAGGCACTGGCCTTGCTTACCATGTCGGTGGCATTGCGGAGAATGCCCCTTCAGCTTATCCCTTATTCGGTTGTGCAGGGATTCAATGCGGAAAACGGGATGGCCGATTCACAGCCTGCATCGCTGGCCGATACCCAGCGGATGGCCGCCATGCTCGAGGCGGATGCGGCCGACTGGCTGGAGCGCATGAGAAAGTTACGTGACGGTGCTTCAGGTGAAGACATTCCCCTGCTACCATCTAATTCTAAAACTAATAAGTATTTCAGAGTATGAATGTGATTCAAAGACCGGGCGCTGTCGAGCTGGCTGCCGACATGCCCGATTACATCATTGATACGGATTCTACTATCACATTTTCGGTGCAATTCAACGGGCAGACGATACTGTCTGAAGAGTATGTGCCGGATGCGGCATACCAGGTACGTGTGCGTAAGCTGGGCCGTTTCTGTGCAAAAGCTTTGTGGGGTTTGTGGCCGACAGGTAGAACTCTTTTTCAACAGAAACTATCAGGAACTTTCAGTTTCCTGATTAATGGAGTTAAAGACGCTGATTCCTATGTGCTGTTTTCTCGTTTTGCTTCGAAAAAAACGGCAGATTCTCCGGGCGTTCTTTCTACAATTCAGGATAAAATATCACGCCCTGGTAGTTATGAATATGTAAGTTTCTTCCTTTCATCCGGTCAGAAAATTGACGTAACTATTTCAGATGTGAATGGGGAAGTGAGTTCTGGTACACTTTACACACACGCTGGTGAAAGGGGTATATGCACGCTTGATTCTTCATATTCACGTATTCAGGAACTATTCCCAGGTAAGGAATTTTATTCATATTCGGTTGGCAATATGACATTCCACGTAGACCGTACATCTTACACCGAGAAGTTCGTTTTCCGTTTCCTGAATATGTTTGATGTGCCGGAGACGGTATGTGCGGTTGGCTCCATGGTGTTGAAGGGTTCAGATGACAGTGAAACGGGCTACATGTGGGGTATCGAGCGTAAGTTTGTGGTAAACCCATCAGATGAATATACGGTAAATTCTGGTGCAATATTACTTCAGGCGGATTACAAGTTATGGCATGATTTCGTTGGTGCGCAACAGGTGCAGATTTTGGTGGATGGCACCTGGTATGATATTGTGATTACGGCTAATAATTTCGAACGTGATTTCCGGAAAAATGTGCTGAAGACGGTGGAGTTCTCTTTCCGCTTCGCTGATCCGGACAACAACAGAGTATTATGATAGATATTAAGGCTTTTCGTGAATATATCAGCGAGCTGGTATATGAAACCAATCAGGAGTTGGAAAATAAGATAGAACACATCGTACTTTCGGTGAACGAGTCGCACATGACCAAAAAGTTGCAAAATAAATCCGGTGTATGTTTGTGTGTAAGTTATCCGGATGCGCAGGCGGTCGGTGAATCCGATAATGCGAAAGATTCTCAGCAGGCTTTCATCTTCGTATGCCAGCGTGTTTCCCCTGGACAGTTGGATGAGGAAGGTGAGTTGGCACTTTATAGTGAACTTCAGCATATCATGCTTGTTTTTCGTGATTTCTTGCGCGGAGCGGAGAGTGATTGTGTTGATATTATTCCTGAAGAATCATATAAGATTGAATGGGAGTATCAGATATTCGGAGGGTTGAACGGGCTTTCCATGGGACTTAAATTCACAAACTATGACTAATTTATACATAGATGGTATTGCGGTTGTGCTGCCTTCAGAGTTTTCCATTACAGTAAAGCAGGAAAATGCGTTCTTCACCAAAAACGGCGAATATACGTATGACATTGAACTGTCTCTTCTTGTTCCGGAGAATGCAAAGCTGTACGGTTTTTTGAACCGACTTAACATTACCGACCGTCCGTCCACTAAAAGAAAGGCCGTACTGGTGGCCGACAACAGGGTGTATCTGAACGGTACGGAGATTATCACCGGATGGACAGATACCAAAGTCAGCATTCAGTTGGTGTCTGGTAATTCCGAGTTAAATTATTTTGTTGGTTCCGATGAACTGATTTCTACGTTGGCGATGAAAGAGACAAACCCGGTGGTGAACGGTTCTGTCTCTACTGATTATGTCAAAAAAACATACCCTGATGTCGATTATAACCTGATGATGACATACGACAGCCTGCATCAGGTGGATAAAAATATATGGCTGTACAGACTCTACAATAACGATATTAATAATCCTTATGCCGGATACATCGTGCAAAAGGAGAACATTCAGCCTTATGATTATATTCCGCAGCCTTATCTGTGCGCATACATGCGTGAACTGCTGAAGGCTTTGGGATATACACTTGAATATAATGCCATAGAGGATACTCCATATAAGAGTGTTTATATTGTACATGTATGCGAAACATACAAATGGAATGAAATGTTACCTGGGTGGACGGCTAAGGATTTCCTGCAGAATATAGAAACCATGTTTAACGGCTCTTTTTTGATAGACCATCGTACCAAAAAAGTCTCATTTCTTCTTAACGTATCTTATCTTCCTAAGGTTCGTAATGTGCACTTGCAGAATGTAGTTGATGCTTACACGGTCGAGGTAGAAGAAGAGGAAGAGTCGGATGCGGTTAATTCTACGATAAAATATAAGTTACCATCTTCCGAGTATTATAAAATGCGATGCCTTCCGGATGTGGTGAAAGAAGCAGCTAAGCATAAAGTAATAGATGAAGGCTTGTTCGCATTTTTTGGGAAACCGGAAAATCAGGTGACGGACACGATTTTTGATTATCAGTCAGTGAATCGGAAGATTATCTATTTAGAGGGTAGTGGTATCATGTCTAACCTGGAAATGGTGGATGAACTTGCATCATTGGTGCGCGAAAATGCGGAGTCTGAATTGGAGTTGGAATTTGTTCCTGCTGAATTGACTGAACGGGCATTTTACATGGAAGGTATTGAACCGAGTGAATTTTATTTTGGTCAATATTACATTCCGAGCGTATCAGTATCAGATGATGAACCGGATGAAACCACTTACGATTCGATTCACAACATGGTGAATAATCTTTCCGAAAAAAAAGAAAGCAAGTCTAATATTTTCCTGGCCTTTTTTAGAGGACTTAATCCTGTTCAAATAGGTGTGATGCCTGCTAACTCATATCCGTTGGCATTTATTGACCGATTTTTCCCTACAACAAGCTGGCCGGCTACGCTCCCCTCTGATTATCCGACATTCAACCTTGTTGAAATGGAGAAGTATTTCTACAGCAATGCGTATAAGATAGACCGGAAAAACGCGATAAAGATAACTTGCTATGATAGCAATTTATATCCGGCCAGTTCTGTATTCGAGATATTCAACCGACGTTATTTGGCAAAGGAAATAGAATATACCATAGGGCCGAACGGTCGAACTCAAGCCTGGACTGGAACGTTTTATCCTGCTTCAATTTCTGATACAGAAGTCCAGCAAAGATGGATTCTGTCAGATGGGAAATGGCGTGACGGCGGCGTTTGGCTGGATAATGGCCGATGGCTGGATAGTTGAGTTGATGATTAACACAAACACAATAACACGATATGAGCTTGAAAATTGATAGGGTGCAGCTGGAGATTGTGATACAGCAAGACCAGGCACGGCAGAAAATGATTGAACTGGAGGAGAGAATGCGGTCGGCCAACCGTGAACTCCAGAAGACAAAAAAACAATTCGGTGAAACATCTGAGGAATATAAAAAACAGACTGAAGTAATCAAGCAACTGCAGCAGGAGTATGATAACCTCTATGAGGAGATAGGATTGACCAACTTGTCGTTGCGTGATTTGGGCAAAAGACAGAAGGATTTAAACGCAATTCTTCGTCAGCTGAATCCCAATACGGAACTGTACAAACAGTATTCCGAGCAGCTGAAGGAAGTCAATAACCGGATAAAAGAACTTCGTGGTACAGCAAATGAGACTCGTTTCAGCCTGTCTAAACTGACCGATGGTTTCAATAAATACGGAGCCATAGCGGCCAGCGCGATTGCCGGATTAACCGGTATCACGCTGACCATGCGCAGCTGTGTGAATGAATACGCCGAAATGGAGGAAGCACAGTCGCAGGTTATTAAATATACCGGGCTGACTAAAGATGAAGTGAAAGAGCTGAACGAGGAGTTCAAGCAGATGGATACCCGTACTGCCCGTACACGGCTGAACGAGCTGGCAGGGGATGCCGGGAAACTGGGTATCTCTACCAAGGAAGGAGTAAAGGAATTCGTCGAAGCGGCCGACATGATTAATGTTGCCTTGGGTGAGGACTTGGGTAAAGAGGCCATTACCCAAATTGGTAAGCTGGCCGATATGTTCGGAACCGGCGACCGCTCGCTGAAAGAGAATATGCTGGCTGTCGGATCTGCAGTCAATTCTGTAGCACAGAATTCTTCTGCAGCAGAACCGTACCTGGTTGAATTTACCGCCCGTATGGGTGGTGTCGGTAAACAGGCTAACATGGCAATTACCGACATCATGGGATTTGCTTCGGCTCTTGACCAGAATATGCTTCGCTCGGAAATGGCTTCTACGGCACTTTCCGGATTGATTCTTAAACTGTATCAGGAACCGTCCAAATACGCCCAGTTGGCCGGACTGCAGGTGGAAGAGTTTACAAAGCTGATGAGTGAGGACGTGAATGAAGCGGTACTTACCTTCCTGGAAGCACTGAATCGTATGGGCGGTATGGATAAGATGGCCCCGGTTCTTGACAAGATGAGCCTTTCCGGAGCGGAAGCTGCCAGCGTGATTTCAGCCCTTGCCGGAAGTGTGGAAAAGGTACGTAAGGAACAGCTTGGAGCCAACCAGGCATTTATAGAAGGTAACTCGGTAGTGAACGAGTGTATCGTACAGAACTCCACCGTACAGGCTGAGCTTGATAAAGCCAAACAACAGTTCTCAGACATTCGCGTAGAGTTGGGAGAGCAGTTGCTTCCCGTCATGAAGTACATGGTATCCACCGGTTCTCTCACGGTAAAAGGGTTGAGTGCGGTCGTTTCTGTTCTGATGGAAAACAAACGTGTAATAGTGACGGTCACTTCTGCCATCGCGGCCTATGTACTGGTGGTGAAGAGTGCAACATTAGCCAAAAAGGCATACACCGTAGCCACAAAAGCGGCTACCATGGCAACCAATCTTTTCAGCAAGGCGACAAAAGCCAGCCCTTGGGGCCTTGTCATTTCTGGTGCCACAGCTGCAATTACATATTTTTCCATGTTCCGTGATGAGACGGACAAAACTACGGAGTCGCAAAAAAAATTGAACGATGCTTTGCAGCAGAATGCAGATGATATGAATTCTTTGCGCTCGGTTCAGGATAGGGCTAAAAATATGGATACGCTTAATAAGCGTCAGCTTAGTCAGTTGAGGGAAGATGCTCAATCTGAAGTACAGATTATTGAAGATAAGTTGTCCGCAGAAACAATAGCATATCGTAAATATTATGATGAGCAGAAAAAGATTATCGAATCGAGAACTGACATAAACCAGGCTCAAAAGGCAGCACTTATACGCGCTTTAGATAATGATACAGATGAAAAAGCCGCCGAACTGGCTAAATTACTTGACCAGAAAAATCAGCTGATAGCAATTATTAATAAAATACCTAAAGGTAAGGACATCTTTACAGAACCGATATTAAATGATACGGACGATAAGGTAGGCAAGGCTAAAAAAGAATATGAGCAACAGCTGAAGGGCCTTCGCAGCCAGCACGCTCTGGGATTGGTTGAAGAAGAAGACTACCAGAAGAAGTTGTATGACCTGGAGATTAAATACCTTAGCAAGAAGCGTGAATTATATGCTGAAGCTAAGATGGACGCTTCTTTGATTGACCAGCAGATTCTATCTGCTATGACTTTTGAGGCGAACAGACTGTATGCGAATAAACTGGCTAACCAGCAGCCAGTGAAGCCTCAGGAGCGTCAGATGGAAATCATCGAGGAAGAAGACCCGGTTGAAGATACCTACGCTCTTGACAAATATAAACAAAGTCTTGATGGCCAGCTGGCACTTCTTGAAGCATTCCATGATGCCGGTATTATATCCGAGATGGAATACCAGGATAGGTTATCGGAAATAAACAAGCAGAAGGAAGAAGAACGCGCTCAGGTTCGTAAGGCTGCACTGGACACATTCAACCAGTTGGCTGGTTCCATGTCCCAGCTGATGAACGCCATGCAGGATAGCGAGATTTCTAAGATTGAAAAACGTTATGACGCGCAGATTAAGGCAGCCCAGAAAGAAGGTAAGGATACGACCGAGCTGGAGGAACAGAAAGAAGAGGCGATTTTAGCTGTAAAACGAAAATATGCCGATAAACAGTTTGCCCTTCAGGTATTGCAAGTCACAGCAAGTACGGCTGTGTCTGCAATGGAAGCCTATAAAGCGATGGCGGGTATTCCTGTAGTTGGACCTGCTTTAGGAGCAGCTGCAGCAGCTGCAGCAGTAATAGCTGGTATGGCTCAGATTGCCGTGGCCAAGCAGCAGGCTGATGAAGCTAAAGGACTTTACACCGGTGGTTATTCTGATGACTACGTTCAGGGTTATACGGCTAAAGGTGATTCGCATGATGTGGCCGGAGTTATCCCGGTCCACAAGAATGAATTCGTGACCAATCATGAAGGCGTGGCCAACCCGCACGTAAAACAGTTCCTGGATGTGTTTGACATAGCGCAGAAAAATGGAACAATCGGTATGCTGAATACGACACAGATACTCCAGCAGGTTCGTGTCCGGAGCGGGCGTTATTCGGGCGGATATACAGATGATACAACTAACCCTATTCCGGTGGATAATGGGGGATTTTCTTCTTCTGAGATTCTGGCATGGATTAAGATTATCGCGAAAGAACTTCAGAAATCCAACATACATCTGTCTGCCATCGCTGCAAAAGACCTGACGGTTAACGTCCGTTCCGTTAGGGATGGTATTAAAAGGCTGGAGATGCTCGAGAAAAATGCCAGCCGTTGATGTCCTTTTTTATCGGGCGGTTATAGGGTAATTTTGCAATAACACAAACACAGATATATATGCAAAATAAAAAGATGACAATACAGCTTGCCATGGCCGCGTTCCTTACGGTTAGCGGCATGGTAATGCTGATAATGGGTTTATGGACACCTCCGGTCGGTGAGATACACAGTTCTGTATTAATAGCCTATGGGGAGGTGAGTACATTCGCCGGCAGCTTGTTCGGCATTGATTACACTTATCGGTATAAACTTAAAAAGAATATTAACGATGGACAAAACAACCCTTAAAAAGATTATGCCATTTGCGACAGATGCCAATATTGACAAGTTCTTGCCGCATCTGAACGATACGATGGCCACATTTGAAATTGATACCCCAATGCGTCAAGCGCATTTCCTTGCCCAAATCGCGCATGAAAGTGGTTCACTTCGTTATGTCCGTGAAATTGCTTCCGGAGAAGCATACGAAGGCCGAAAAGACTTGGGTAACGTGATGCCTGGTGATGGCCCTCGTTTCAAAGGGCGTGGCCTTATTCAGCTTACTGGCCGTACGAATTATAAACTGTTCGACGAATATACCAACCGTGAGTATGATCTGTTGCACCACCCTGAACGGGTAGAGCAGCCAGGACTTGCTTCACTGGTGGCCGGATGGTTCTGGTACCGTAATAAGCTGAATGAACTGGCAGACCGCGACCAGCTGATGAAAATCACGAAAAAGATAAACGGTGGATACAACGGCTTAGAAGACCGTGGTGAACATTTAACCCGAGCTAAGGCTGCACTTATTACATCATGAAAAAGATTGACTCAAGTAATATCTTATTTGTCATTTGTACTGGTTTTGTTTTGTTGGTTATGTTAGGGTTGATACTCCAGTCGTGCCGGACGGCACGGCTGGATGAATCAATTCAGAATGTAACTGAAAATAAGACTGAGAATAAGACTTTCACAGTTGATGATCATGTGTCGTTATCTGGGTTATCACAAACATGGCGTGATAATTACCGTATCGTGATACGAGATTATCAGGTAGTGAATGACTCTTCTGGTCACCCTTCACCTGTACTAAGTAAAGAAACAGAATTGGTTCACGATAAGTCTTACAATCGCGATAGTACATCGCAGACTCGAGCTCAAAATCTTTCAGTTGATAGTACTTCAACAGAATCTTCCTCAGAACATAAGAATACTAAATCTGTTGATAAACAGCCTTATGTTAGTCCCTTGTTTTGCTGGCTATTTATTCCTCTTGTTTTACTCATAATTTTCTTTTATAAATCCAAATTCAAATAGTTCTTTTTGGCTGCTTGCCTGTGAAGGCCGGCAGTTTTTTTTATGTCCTTTTTTCCGGGAGGTATATAGAGTACTTTTGCTTCATGAAAATATATGAAGCAATTAAGGAGATGCACGAACTGACTAGGGCTGGGAAAAGTTTTTCCTTCAGCTTTATGTCTTATTCATACGACAGGGATAAATCACATGGGCCTGTCACGGTTCTTCATGCTCAGCTCCTTCCTGGTAATCGGACTGACCATAATCGCTATTCTGATTATATGCTTCGGTACCGCGATATGGATACGTATGAAGAAAAAAGCTGCTGGCAGCCACTTCTTATGGAGTTTAACGGACAAGAATTAGAATTCTCATGACATACACCTACACGACACAGACACAATATTTTATTCCAGAGTTCGAAGTTGATTTTGAAAATATCATTCCATGGAATGGCCAGAATGATACCGGGCGTGATGTGCGTTTAAAGTGGGAGCGTAACTTTGGTCACATTGCTAATAATTTTAAAACGCTGGAAGAAGAGCTGAGAAAGTTGTTGCGTAAGGACCGCAATGACAAGACGGAATTTCTTCTTGAGATACTTGGTGGTATAATTGCACCATTTATTGAATCTCCGGATTTTGTCACTGGCCCAATGGGGGCAGGTTTTACCCTCAAGAAAAATGAAGACGGTTCTTCGTATTGTGAAGTTGATAAGTTTCTTGTGCGAAAAAAAGCGATTTTCCAGATTCTTGAGATTTTGAAAACAGAACTTGGTGGGGCATCATTTTTATTCAATGCTTCTGGCGCACGGGCTACTATCATAAATGTAGAACAGTTAGATCAGGAAGCATACTTCCTTGACGGAGATAAAGGATATTTCTTCAATGGTGATGAAGTTTATTTTCCTGATGTATATCGTTGTTACTTCTCTACAGATGATGGTGATACGGCCGTAGAAAACCTATTTAAAGTGGGTGATTTTGTGCGTTCACAGACTTTTAACATAAAATCTGGAGTGCATGAGGGCATAAGTAATCATTACTGGTGGCGTAAAGTGGTCGGAATAGGTGATAATTACATAGACTTATCTTCTGTAGACTATGATAATGATAGCGATATTCCGCAAGCAGGAGATGTAATTGTGCAACTTGGTAATGATAAAGACCCCGACAGGCAAAGTGCAATTGTACTTTCTGCATGTGGAGACGGAGCACCTTATTTGACATTCTACCAAGGAATCAATTCTTATTCTTTGTCAGGAAAAGAAATCTATACAGTGTATTATGATTCTGTAGCAAAGGAATTAGTATTGCGAGTTGGACGTAAAGGAGAAAAAGGGTATTTGCGATATTCTTCTTCCAAGGGACTTATCGTAGAAGGTTCTATTGAAGTGCTTGGTGGTAGCGGTATGTCAAGTTTTGATGATGCACTTGACTTTGTAGAACAGGTGAACGACCGCATGTCACAATATCTGGGGTATGACGGATTGGAGAGTCTTGTAAGTGAAGCTCTTGCCGGTAGGACTATAATAAAAGGCGGTGTAATCAATACTTCCTTGATTAATGTTAACAGTCTGTTTGCTGGAGATATATATGCCGGAAACGCTACCATATCTGAAGGTACATTCAAAAAGATTAATGTTGAAGAAGCTACTATATCCAATTCCACATTGACTGAAGTTAATGTAACCGGTACAATTAACGCAAATGCCGGATACATCGGTGGATTTAAAATTGAGAATAGTAGGCTATCGTACAATTATTCTGATAATAATAAAACATCTCCGTCCATTATTATAAATGTTGATACAAACGAATCGTTCCGGATAAATGAAAATCCGACTTCGAACGGCCCGTTTATGCAAATACGGTCGCAGAAACGCTCCGCTATAGACATATTTACCGGTGGTGGACATGAGGATGATCCTTCAGCAATACATGTCACATGTAATGCTAAAGGGTATGGCAAAGCTATAGAAAGTTATGGTAATGTACAGATGACAGCCCGTGATTCTGAGAATATCAAAATAAGCGGACTTGCCCTGAATGTCAGGCCGACATCGTCATCCGAGACACTGACCAGTGGAGATGACGTGATAATATCCACTTCGGACAGCAATATAACACTTAATCTGCCTTATAATCTAGGGAAAAAAGATAAAATTATATGGATAAGGAAATCCGGACTTGGAAACATTACCGTGTCAGGTAACGGGTTAAGTATTAAAGGTAACAATGAATTCGGTAATGGCGGATGGCATGACAGTGTAGAAATTGCGAACGGTCAACTATGGATGTTTTTCTGTACTGGTGGAGTATGGTTTGCTAATTGTCTTACTTAATAGAAAAATTAATATGGGAAAAGGAATAATTAATTATGATGCAGAAGAAACAAATAGATTACTTGCATTCATAAAAGAGATACTAGATGGAGGAGGTATTAACCTTGACGCACCAAAAGATGGTAATATCTATGGACAGAAAGATGGAGAATGGGCAAAAGCTCAGGAACAACTTGAGAGCGGTAAAAATATTAAGACTCTTAACGGAGTTTCTGTATTGGGAGAAGGCAATATTGATATAGCACCCACAATCGGGGAAAACGGAAACTGGTACATTAATGGTTTAGATACCGGGAAACCTGCTAAAGGTAAAGACGGAGCGGATGGTGTTAGCTTGGGTGAAATAGCTTTAGTCCAGGAAACAGGCACTGGTAGCGGTTCTGAAAATAAAGTTATGTCCCAAGCTGCAGTTACCAAAGGATTTAATGGGATAGACGAAAAAATAAATAATAGAACTACGGAATATAATGTGTCGGTTAATCATCCGACATCCGGTACTGATGGCACCAACCGCTATGACCTTACAGTGGCTATTGCGCAAGTTCCGGCAGAACTTAGGACAGCTGGACTGAAGGTTTCCTTCCTGAACTCAGACGGGAAACCGGAGTCCTGGAAGTATCAGGGAGGTTCCTGGGCTGTTGCCAACTTCATTCAGGAATCTTCCGGAGGGAATAAGATACTAACGTGGAAGACTGATGCTGCGACTACACGTAACCAAGTTCCAATCAATGAACGTAAAGAAGGATTAGAAATTTCCTATAAGAATGAAGAAAGGAACTGGGTAGCAGAGAAATATGTTGGTACCAGCTTCAGCGATGATAAATGGGGAGTTGATTATAATTGGAATCAAGATGGAGCAATATCAGGATTTTTGAATATTGCGTATCAGTCTATTATAATTGGTTATAAGCCATATACAACTAATGTCGTCATATCTCACAGACAATTTGTTTCTAATGAAACAGATAATAATGGATATAAAAAAATAAATTTGGCACATCCTATTGAAACAGGATATTTTAAGATTGGATTTTTCGGAAATCTTAATTCGCATTTATTGAATGCAAACTTGTATGGCGTCACCGAAGATGGAGAAGCTATACTATTATATGGACAAATTCAGTCTCAAAACTTATTAGATGCTGTCAACCAGTTTATCTCTGTAAGAGCGATAAAAAGATTCACATCATTATCATTGACAACCAATGGTGTAATTGATGATGTGAGTGCAAGAATTGTTACTGTTCAGTCTGAAGAGCCAATTACAGAAACGATTAAAAAGAATTACAGCTCTTTAAAGCAACAGTTACTCGTAAAAGAAAAGACATATACATCTAATAATTTAATATTTACTGCGGGTACTTACGTTGATAAGGATGGTGGTATAAAACAAAATAAATCGTTAGGTATTTCTGAAGAAGTTACTTTAAATAAAGGAGATTTTGTTAGCATACATTTTACAATGTATAGTTTAGATGCAAATGGTATTTCACTTCTATCAAAAAAGGATGATGATGGTAGTTATACTCCAATTATAATATGCACTCAGAATGGCCCAGAGCAAACTATAACAGGCATAGTTCAAGAAAGTGGTATCTATGTATTCTGTAAGCATTATTATCAATCACTATATGCTGTTACTGTTACCAATTCAGATAGATTTAAAGAGTTTGTATCTAGCTATGTTAGTGTGAATGGATTAAAAAATATAAAAATATGGCACATATTAGGGGATAGTTTTTCGCAATATCCCAATAATGGTACATATGTGTCGCAGGAAAACTGTTGGTACAGATTAATAGCAGCTAGAAACAATATGCCATTTAATGACGCAGAGCAGGTTCATGCGCAAGGTGGCAGAACACTGGCATATCACGAAACTTCCGATAAAAATACGATAGTAGAACGTCTTGACGAAATACCTGAAGATACAGAATTAATAACTATAATGGCTGGAGCGAATGATTGTTATGTTTATAACATAGATATAGGAGAATTTGATCCTTCTTCTATTCCATCAACTCCTCAGGAGTGTATAACTTTCTATAAAGGACTTGCTTACACATTTTATAAGTTGTTGAACAAATGCCCTAAAGCAAACATAATATATATCATTGAGCCACGAAATAAAAACTCTAATCCGTTTGTTTTTGATGATTATATAAAAGCGATTAAGACAGCTTGTTCACACTATTCTATTCCTTATATAAATCTTGCAGAAGAATGTGTTCAGCTACAGCCTTATATAGATTCAAAGCAAAAGATATATTACGTTTGGGCTTTAGATGGAACTACATTGGATGGAACACATCCAGGTACGGAGGGTCATAGACTAATGTCTTATTTTATCGAAAGTAAAATTTCACCCTATTTGAATCATATATAAAAAGGGGTAAGCCTTGCACCTACCCCCTAATCTTTCACTTTAAGTACTTGTATATGGTCCGAAGACCAATCAACAAAGTACACCAATCTAATCCTGTCAGTGCTATTCCAGCTACTATTGACTAACCAATGAGATAAAAAGTCACCAACACAAAGAGGAACTCGAATGTGTCCAGTAAAAAATTACCTACTTTCTGTAATTCTGGCTGGGCTATCCAGCGCCCAGCCTAATTTAAAACCTTCATAATATTAATTTTTTAATTATTAATTTATGCTTAATCTTATGCCAGGAGGGCTCTTATAAGGAAAGTGGTACAAATATAGATGATAATTATAAAAATTACAAAGTAGTTATCAATAAAAGTTATCCATCTCCTAATATGAGCTTTATTATAAGTCATATCTTTTTAAAAATAATAATCCTTCATAAGATGAGCCGTTTACTGTCATATTTCCTCCTAATAACGTATTAACCTCTACATCATCTCCAGCAGTTGGAGGTGCTGTATGTCCACCTGTCTCATAATGTCTCGCTTCGCAATAACAACCAGCATTTCTCATCATAGTTGTTATATAGTCTGTCCATCTTGGACTTGCAACTATATCATCATCACACAAGAAAAATTTTATAGGGATTTTTCTCACAATACCTAAATTTTCATACAACTCTTTTTCGGATTCATCTGAAAGTCTACTTGATGCAACCCAAATACTAAAGGTTTCTTTTGCTTTTCCTCCTGTCATTCCATTTATCAGCGGGTCATATCCACACCATTTATCAAAATTATCAAGAACGTACTGTTGCTCTTGTTCTGATGGAGGATTTTGACTTGTGAAAGTTGGTTTTTGTCCAATAAATCCAAACTTATCACACATTCTCTCTCTTACTTCTGCTGATTTTAAAGTAAACTGGGATTTCATCAAAGGGAAAGACGGGGAATAAACTATTTGAGCCAAAACGGGAATATCATTAAAGCAAGAAATTTGAGTTGTCATTAAAGTTCCCATAGAGTAGCCCATTGTAAAAACTCCATTTGTTGCGATATTATATTTCCCAATAACATACTTGTATGCTGCTAAAACACTCCTATAACATTGTGGCGTTCCATTATGGCCATTGGCCAATCCGTCTAAATCCCCTGGTGTCCCGTTTAGTCCTAAAAGCGCATAACCTTCGTTTAAGAATAAGTCCAAATTTAAATCTCCAACCCACGGTTTAGCTGTAGATGATATACATTTCCAACCTGTTCCATGACCACATATTATAAGTCTTGTTGGCTTTCCACTACGATTGTAATTTTCTGGCAAAACTAATACACATCTATCTTTTTGTAAATTAACAGAATCAGCAACAGATTCATTGCTATTATTAGTAGTTGCTATATTTACATCTACATCTACAAAAAAGTTTTCGTATCCACCTGAAGGTCTATCAGCATATCTATACTGCGTATCTCCTTGTATACCCTCTGCTAATTCAGCTAATAATTCTGTTATTCCCTTTTGTGAAATGGTTGAAGAAGTTGATTGTCCCTTACCTTGTTCTATTGTAGAAGAAGTCAATCCTAAAATAGCATTCTCTATCTTAGTTTGTAAATCATTTTTTTGTTTTGATAAGCTATTTGTCACTGCTTTTTGTGACATAACTTTATCTTCCGAATCGCCTTCTCCTTGTACAATTGCATTTGATATATCTATATCTTTAACAAGTGATTTTATATAATCTGTTAAATCCTGTTCGTATGATATAATATAATATGGAATCTGTTCATCTCCGCTAATACCATCTTCTAAAACCATAAAAAGCTGTGGGTCTAAACTTTGCAAAAAAGTTGGATAAGCAAAGTATCCGACAGGATTAACAGCTTCTTGAGGAACGGTTACTGAATTTGTATTTACTCTTAATAGAAGACTACCATCGCCATTGTTATCAAATACTCTTATATTAGAAACAGCCCAATCACTTAAAGTACCTGCTTTAGAATATCTTTTATAAGTTTTACCAGCTTCTAAAGGTATTAATACTGTGTTGTAAGAAGAACTAGATGTCCATACACCTGTATCAGATATGATTTTACCTACATAAGTATCATCATTTGGATTGAATAAGTTATCCGTCCTCGTTAAAATTTTCTTTACCGTTACTAAATCTAATTCTTTAATAGAATTGTTAGTATTTTCTATTTCTTCTGATACATTATTAATCGAATTTTGTAAATCTTTTATTGCAGTGTATGACACAGGTGGAATATACGATTCTGGAGCAGCTTCTTCTGTAAACATGTATTTATCCTTTGTTGCTCGTTGAAGTGCTGCAAGATATATATAAGGATTTTTTGCATCTGATGGAACAGTTATTGTATCTCCATTAAATACTTGCAAAAAACCGGTATCATCAAATAATCTACAATTAGACGAAGCCCAACTATTTCTTTGTGTATCAATATATCTGTAATAAGTCTTCCCTGCTTCTAATTTAACTCTGCATATCTCATAAAGTGTACTAGCTGTAAATTTTTCATTTTCATCTACTGTGTATGGAGATAACGCATCCTTTATAAATAAATTGCTACTAAATACAGAGCCCAAGCCTATCGTATTTCTAAATAACTCATATTTGTTTGTAAGATTAGATTCTATAGCTTCTTTTTCTAATTTACAAAATTCATTTGCACCGACCTGCTCAAAGCTACTAACCGCCCAGGAACCGCCGCTGAACTCCCATTTCTCCGTATCTCCGGACTCATTCAGGAAACTAACAGTCACTCCACCCGTCCTAAGTTCTGCCGGAACTTGCGCAATTCCATAAAATCAAGGTATTATGCTAT